ACCCCAATCGACTTCATTAACTTTTAATCTATCAAATTTCCCTGCTATTCTTGTACTATTCCACCATCGTATAACAACATTAAATGTATTTTCTAACATTTCAACAACTCCATAAAGCATTGATTTGAGTCCTAAGCCTATGAGTCTAATTGCATCTCCTGATCTTGCTACTTCCCAGATCATAGCCAGTTTATCTCCAAACAATCTCATTCTATCTCCCCATTCTGTAAATTTTGACTCAAAGTATTTCCAAGAAGCCCACATTACCCAAATTAACAAGCCAACCGCTACTGCTATTAAAACTAGTTTAAGATTCAATGCAATGAACATAGCTATATCAACAATCATAGCGGCTATTGCAAGAGTCAGTTGAACTGCGAGCGCGGCCATTTTAAAAAGTAGTTTAATCACACCTCCTATGATAGAGACTGTAAGTTGAAACATAAAGACTATCATATTCGCGACAAATGCCCATAAAACTTTAATCAGGTTTGTTAGCAATGGAATTAATGTAACGTAGATTAATTTTGCTACCTTCTTTAGGCTTAAAGCAAGTTTCGTGGCTGCCGCTTTGAGCATTTTTCTCGCTGGTAGGAGTGTTGCAACCCATGCTGTGGAAATCCATCCACTCAAAGCTTTAAATTTTCCAGCTATCTCCTTCCATAATTTAGACCAGCTTTTAGAGAAAGTCTTGAAGACACCTGTGAATAATTTCTTTTTTGGAGTATCAGTTTCATCTGCATCTGCATCTGCTCCTTCTGGGCCAGTTTCTTTTTCGTCTTGCTCTTTCTGCCATCTTTTTGTTCCTTCGTTTATAGGAATAACATAGAAAGGATCACTTTTAGTTCCAAGAGGACCAGCCCATGAAGCTTCAACTTTAGGTTCTTCTACTTCAGTAGTTTTGGTTTTGGTTTTAGCTGCTGGATCTGGCTCATCTTTGAAGAAACCAAAGATTTGCAAAAGTTTCTTGATCGGCCACAGAACAAGTTTTCCTATAAGGCCTGAAATAAGGAAAAGACTCCGTGCTATATTAGAGAGAAGGAATTTGGCAACATTCCAAAAAGTTTGGAAACCTGGCATGTTGGCTATAGCTCCTACACTTCCCAACAACATACTCATATCTGTTCTCATACCACCCCAAATATTCGTGAGAGCTCCATGTCTTTTCAAATCGGTTTTCCACCCTTTTTGTAATGCTTGTCCTTTATCAAGTTTGTCTTTGAACCAAGCTTTGCTCAGAAACTTCTGCACAATCTCAGTTAAACCTTTACCTCCGGCAAAGAGACCATTTTTGCTTGCTTTCCATGATCTGAAGTTAAACAACTGGTTATTTTTAGTCATGTGACTTTCTATACCTTGGAGTTTACGTTGTGTCTCGGCGTCTTTTGCGCCGGCCTTTTCTTTATTTTTATGCCAGGTTAACAAACTTTCTTCGCCTCTTTTTCTGTCGCGACCATCCCTAGTACGCTGGCGTTCATCCTGCGCAGTTTGCTTTCCGATCCCAAATATAAGATCGTCTATGGTTCCTCTAGTTTCTGCTATGTCTGCCATTTTATTTTACCGCTTTAGATTTACTTGTCCCAGTATATAATCCGAACCATGCTGCACCGGCTCCAACTACGATTGATATCAATCCTGATTGTTCCAATGATGGTGCTTCTAAGTTCATAAACCACACCGTGGACATATAGAGTAATATGATATAAACAGTTAGAAAGGTTCTCGGAAATATTCTCCAAGAGTCTACCATTTGTGATAACCATATCCATCTTTGCCAAGGATTATCTGGCTCTTTTGCGTTTTCCAATTCCATAATCTTAGCTTTTAATTCGCCAATTTCTGTAACCATTGCCATAAATTTATTAAGGTCTAATTCTACCTCATTGCGACTCATATCGCCTCGAAATTCTTCATTTGTTGCCATAACTTTGGCCTCCTAATTTTAAGTTTTCATTTTCGCTTTTTGAGCGTTCCATCTTTGTTCTTCATCTTTTAAATGTTTCATTAATAATGTAGTGTAAACTTCCCTCTCCCATGGTATCATGTATTCTAATTCGGTCAATGAATAGTTGTGATGCTGCATCATTGCGAAATTCGTATGTATATAATTATACAGACTTTCATGACAGAGGGCTAGTTGAAAAAATTTGCTATACCCACTACGTTTTCTCGTTGTTCACTCTCACAGTTTGTACATTTATATTTAATAGGCAACTCTATTGTTGGAGCTGTTGCAAAATAGGTTTGAACTTCTTCAAACATACTAAGTGACATACTATCTAAAAAGCTCATCAACTCTTTCTTATTGAAATCATCTTTAGTGTGGATTTCATCTCCGTCTTTAATAGATGTAATACAAGCAGCCATCAATATAAACATATCTTCAGTTGATTGTTCTTCAGCTGATACATCTAAATGCTTCATCATATCATAGCTTGGATATTGAAGATCAAGACTAATAGTATCTGTTAAATCAATAGTATTATTAGCTTTTTCTTCGCCGCCAACTACTTTAACATTTTCTAAGTCTACATCTAGTTCATTCTCTGTTTCACATTCCTGACATATCATATTAACTTTAGCAGTTTCACCAACTGATTTTACTCTTATTTGTAAAAACAAATATTCTAAATCTGTTGTCGCGAGTTGTTTTACATCAACATCATCACAACAAACATCAATTAATCTCATCATCTCTTTAATTTGTGTATTTTGGTCTTCACTTTCTTGTGCCATTAATAACACTTTTTGTTCTCCAACTAAAAAAGGTCTATATTCAACCTTTGTCTCAGCAATTGGTAATACACAACTGTGCATTGGAGTTTCAAGTTTTGGTAACGTCATAATTTATTTCCTCTCTTTATAATATAACAGTTATATTTAGTCATCAAACTAAATTAAATTTTTATTCTAATGGATTTTTAAGACTCTCATCTTTATCCGCCACGGCACTAATGCCTTTGGCAAGGCCTTGGTTGTGACCCCCACCAGCAACCTTCGGGTTGACAGAGTTCATCCAATTTGAGCCACCCCTTATCAGTGCGCCCAGCAAGTGCTTCTTCACCCCTACAAGTCTACCATCTTCTCTAAATGCAAAATCTTCAAGTTCCTTTTGAACTCTACTAATAATATGTCTTTTATTTCGTTTAAATATAGCTCCAAGAATACTATTCTCTGGTGGATATTCGAATGATGATACCCATGTACGATATCCAAAAGTAACATCAAAAGTTTGAATTGCTGATGAAGTCATGTCTAATACTTGACTAGCTATTACTTGTGGAAATGCTTCCACTAATTCTACTTCATAAATGGGCATATCACTTTTATCCATTTGTCTTATAACAACTTTACCCCAAAAATCTCTAGGATATCTCATAGCGTAGTTTTCACTATACATATATTCTTGCCATAGTTCTATTTTCATTTTATCTTCAAAATGATTATCACAAATAAATGTCAATGCTATGTCTTGTGGAAATTTTACTCCAGTGATATATGATCTATTGGGTCCGCTTGATTGTTCACCAAAAGGGGCAACTTCAAAATTCTTACCAGGTAAAACTGCTTTTTGACAACGAATACCTCTTAGTCTTAAATCTATTGCGGGACAATATATATCTACTTCAAACATATTTTGTCTAGCCATATTATCTATGTTGGCCATGAATCTGTTTATTTTCATATTTTTTTCCTACTTTCTGCCCAAACTGTATCTGCTTGTTTCTTTCTAAATGAATCTGTTGGTAGAAATATTGCTATCTCCCAATCTTGTGGTTCTATTAATAATAATTTTGATTTAATATGTTCACTTAAATAATGTTTAAAACATGGCTTAAACCATCTTAATTTAGAACTACCTTTTATAAGCTTATAACTTAATCTCATTTTTGTAGTTCTGTCATATCTTTCATTATTCGTAAGATCCATAAGTGCATCTAGAAATTTAGCTCTTATACTAGGGTGTAAGTAATGTAAGTTCATACCATGAAACCCACCCTTAGCTTTCTGTACAGGAATACATAATGGAAATCTATCGTAGTATGGAAGTGTCTTTTTCATTTTTGGGTCATACTGAAAGTTGTACATACTTCCATATACTTGTCTTTGTCTTTGTGGTCCTTGTTTTATAAGGCCCGTTCTAGAAACTCTAATACCCGTGACTTGATCTCTAAACCAAGCCATAGATTCTTTAGTACGAGCTTGGACACCCGCCCTAAACGCTTCTTGTTCTAATCTGTCAAATAGTCTATTGGCCATATAAGTATTTATGTAGATTTATATACGTTAATCTCTTTTTCTGTAATAATTCTCCATTTCCACTCTCTTTCTTCACAGTATTTTATAGCTTGTTTCCATTTTGCGTCATTTATGATATAAGTGTTGACCTCTCTTAGATATCTTTTAGATTTACGACCAGTTTTAGTTAATTTTCTTTTTGGATTGGGTGGTTTTGTTTGTATTGAAGGTTTAACTTCTATGAGTTCTTCTATTATCATATCTTTTGAATTTTTATACTTTATAAAAAAGTCAGGGAAATAGCGGTGCACCCGATTGTCTAATGGTGAGACATACGGTATGACGATTTCCTCAGAACTCCATTTTAAGACAGCTGGAGTGTTGTCTAAATATACCATAAATCTTCTTTCTAAAAGAGAACGATATATGATATTAGTAGGATTACCCAGATATTTTTTTGAGTTCTTTGGTTTAAACTTTCCTTTATAAGACATAAATAACTATATAAGTATATATTAACTAAACAAAATGGGATTCTAAACATGGCTGGCGGCGTAAAAATTAAAAAATTCTTTAAAACAAAAGGAAAACAATACGGAAAAGACCTTCTAGCATCATATAGAGGTGATGCAAATGGTAAACTTTTTGGGGGAGACCCTAGAGGGATCATAGAAAAAGGTATGGGGATCGGCCGTTCAGGTAAAAACAGATACAACTTAAAAATAGCGGATGGCTTACAA